TATTGATGAAAGATATGTTGCAGGAACATACCAAGATTTTTCATTATACTTAAATGTATCTACTTTACATTGACTACCATACAACCAACCAATTGCTTTATATGGAACTCCCAACCAATCTGGTGCAGTACGTCTAGTTCTATGACGCATACCATCAGCCATTAATATATAAATAAGAGAATCATTATCTCTATTTGTATATCTTAATTTTGGTTGGTCATTAAATGTATAACGAACTTCACCAAGACCAGGAATATCTAATTCATTTTTCCATTTATTAAAATGAGGAACAAAAGTTATATTGCCAATCATCCTAGCAAACGCTAGTTCACTACCAGCAGCAACAATGTGTTGCCATAATTCCCAAAGGTCTCCTTCTGAATAATTTACATTACGGGTAGGGTCGCCAAAATATGGTTTTTGTCTTTGATATCCAACCTCAACTGCAAGGGCTTCTTCTTGTGGAGTTAAAGAATATAGTTTATTCATAGTTATTATTAAATATAGATGCAGGAACAACTGTTTTACCAATTACCCCACGCTTGATTCTATATCTATTCCTTTCTTCCATAGTAGTTCCTGCCCATACTCCATGCACTAAATTTTCTATTGCATAGTCAAAGCACTCGACTCGTACTGGGCAAGTGTTGCACATTCGTTTAATAAAATCAAGGTTAGGATAGTTACCATTCTCTTCAGTAAAGAATATTTCTACATCAATTCCAGAACATGCTGGCATATTGCTAAATCTCACTTAGTCGCAATCCATTCCTATATCATCTATTGGGGTTGGCAGGGTAACTAGTGAGCCACAATCTACACACTCACCATCTAAAAAGTAAAAGGCTATTTCCCCATGGTCAAAGGCTACTATAGCCCTAAATAATTCTGAACCACAGACACAAGTATTACCTATGGGATGACCACGTAGGTCCATTGCTCTACTATAATCTTTTTTAAATATGTTTCTTATTTTTTTAGGGTTCTGTTCATTCGTCATTTTTTTCTTTTTCCTTTATGTCCGTATCTGGATAAGCCTTCCATCCACCTAATATTCTAATTAAAGAATTAATTGCACGGCTAACTCTCATTCTTGCACCATCAGCAGATGTATTTAATTCTTTACCAAGTTCTGTCCACTCGCAATTCTCTACAGAAAATTTTAGTTTCAAAATATTTTTTTTTGCCTCTGTTAGTTTGTTGTATGCTTTTTCTATATCTGCTCTAAGAACTAACCAATTATTTCCATCTGTAACTTGGCCTGATTTATCTAGTTTAAAGTTAAGGTCTTTTATTTTAATAGGTATTTCATAACTACCTGAAATAATAGATGGTAAAAATACTTCAATAATTGATGGGTCATAATAATAAAGGTCGACCATATCGTAGCCAAATTTATGGGCTTTTTCTTTTTCACAATAAGTAATTGCTGCATTGCGTAATGATTTAGCAATTAATTTTTCTTTATCTTTTGATGGTAACTCAGACCACTCTGTATATTTATTTGGATGAGTAACAAACCACATCCACAAAATTTGTTTTATATCTTCAGTTTCAACTATAGAATATTTTTTAGAATATTCTATGGCAAGGGTGGATACAAGCAAATCATATTCTTGTACCCACGCCTCATTCATTTACTGCTATGTGCCTTCCCACTGTCCTCTTTGTACCAATAGTCCTATTATAGCATAGTTAGCCAAGTCTATAAGGGTATCTTCTATTGATTCATAATTTGGCGTGTTGCCACTATCTATTAGGTTATTTAGTCTTGCTAACTTGTCATGCATTCTAACTCGTAGTCCATTCATAGCCCCACCTGGTGCATGAGATATGTTTAGTGGACCATAATCTTCTTGTTTTTTAAGTAATAATGCTGTTAATTGATTTGTAATTGTGTCTATATCACCTGGGTTTTTCATCTAATATCCTATTCATATGCATTTCAAATTCTTCCATTGCTGCTTGTACTGCTATTTCATTGCTAATAATTTTGCCTTTACCTTCACTGCTTGCTAATAATACTATACCTAACATAGTTAACATTTCTTTTGCTCCATTGGGTTCTTTATCTATACGCAAATAAATATCTCTTAATGCATTTAAAATATCTAAACCTTGTTCATCTGATACTGATATACCAATTAGTTTTTTATTAAATTCTATATAGTTCCAAAAATCTTCAGGATTGTCCCAAACATTTTCTGATTCGTTCATTTATCCACTCCTTTCCTTCTTGCACAATAATACTATTAACATCGTGTCCTTCTGGCATTTGTAATAAATTAACATTGTGTAATTCTCTGCTTAGTCTTTTACCAAACTCTAAACCTGCATTGTCACCATCTGCTAATACAATTACTGTTTCAAAATCATCTAGTATTTTTGCGTAGTATGCTCTCCAATTATTAACTCCAGGTATACCTACTGATGGATGTCCTGTTTTAACTGATAACACTACTGTATCTAATTCACCTTCAGTTACACATATATAACTACCTGCTGTTAATACTACTTGTGCATTAAACATTGTAGTTTTAGCCCCAGGCACACCTATATATTTAGGGTCTTCATGGTTGTTCATACTCCTAAATCTAATATCAACCACACCTGATGGTGTTATATAAGGAATTGCTAACCTATTTTTGTAAGCCTCATGTCCTGGCAATGGGTCTGCTACTACACCTAGATTAAAATTTCTGGCTTCTTCTACCAAGAGATGTCGGGTTGAAAGATATTCTTCTGCTAGGTGCAGATGTTTTGCGTACTGGTCTGTTGCCTGCAAGAGATATGCTCTCTGCGAATTTGATAGCCTCAATATAATTACCTCCTTCTTTGTACATTATTAAATCATATACGTCACCTGATGCTTCACAACCAAAACATTTAAATCTATTTTCATCATAATTAATGGCTGCTGATGCATGTTTATCACCATGAAATGGGCACTTCATTTTGCGCCAACCATGCCCCACGGCTGGCAGGGTGGCGCCTATGTGTTCTAAATAGGCAGCAACACTGTGCTTATCCATAGTAACAATCCTATCATTTCTTGTTGAAAGAATGTTAATAGAATTAATAATTCATTTAACAAGTTTTAACATCCTTTCTTCGTTGTGGTATTTTTTTATAATATGTAAAGCCTTTTCGTATGAATGTTTTGCAATGTAATGTCCATTTACCATATTGTCATCTTCTTGACCTTCATACATTATTGCTAATCTATTGTGCCAATCAGCATAATCTTCTAATTCTGATATAATTTTATTAATTATCTCTGTCATTTAAAATCCTTTTGATTAACTCTATCCATATTTTTGCTGGCATTGTAGCATACCATTCTCCTACATCTCCTTTGCCTATACGTTTGTGTATAACTGTACCTGTCCATGCATTATCATTTTTAATTTCTATTTCTAATTCTTTTATCCATGCAGATAAATCTATTTTTTTTTGATTTTTTACTTCTATAACTACACCATTAACTCCTGCTATATCTCCTTTGTCTAAATGTGCACCTGCAATTCTACGTTCTACATATGGAAACCATTTTTTTAACCAATTAACTACATCTTTTTCTGCACTAGAACCCTTTGCTTTGCGTGGATTGCTCATTCAAACTCTTGTTGTTGTGGCATATAACGAATCATAACATCATCTAAATACATAGATTCTGGATTGAATGCAAGAGTCACATAATTGTTACCTGTTTGGTCTGCTTTACCATAGCGATTTTTAACTGCTGCTACACATAAATAATTCATATCTGCTTGCTTCATCTGACCGATAGTCAATACCATTGCTGGTATTTGATTAACTAATCCTTGAATTGATGACCTTGACTGACATGGACTACCTTCATATCCTTCTTTAGTATGGTGCAATACAAGTAATGCTGCATTTGTATCTCTGGCTAAATACTTAAGTTCTTTCATGGCTGCACGCATACCACCAAACTCATCATGTCCATCCATTGCTATGTCCATTAAGTTATCTACAACTATAAGTGCTGGACTCTTGCCCCATATGGTTTCGAATGCTGATACTTCTTCATCTAAATCTTTTAATGTTGGGGTAGATTCAAAGCACCAAAACAAATGATTACCATTGGCTAATACTTCTTTTGCTTTTTCTGGCTGACGTTTGATTAACTGTTCTGCTTGTTGCTGACTAATGTTACCAGTCATAGCAATCAATCTCATTGCCATTGTATGAGCATTAGTATCTGCACTAAAGTAAAGAGTAGGTAGTTTAGTTTTAGCCGCAATTGCTAATGCAATTGATGATTTGCCTGCACCTGGAGTGCCTGCAATAACTGTTACCTCTGCTCTACGTAATATGATTCCTGCGTTTTCAAATACTTTAAATACAGCAGGTAATGGCTCACCACCTACATTAGTATTATTAACACTTCTAGTTAATGTTTTCATTGCTCTCCTTTAATATAAACGGGGGCTGGGCACTACGACTCAGCCCCCGTTTACTGTTAAATACTAAGCAAAGATTGGCTTAGTACGTAGTTCAGTTGGGATTCTAGGACCTGTCCAACGAGGTCCTGCTGCTGGGTCATAGAATGCTTTATATGGTTTGCCAGTTGCCTGTGCTTTACCATATTTTAAAACCATAACTCCCCGTTCACATGATGGTGCACCTGGTTTGTTATATACCCAAGTGTTACCCCATTTATCTTCTACTGTTTCTTCTCCACCTGATTCTGTGGATGAAATGTTTGAATTAAAACTAGAAGCAATATCTGATACAGACATTGGCTTACCTGCTGATGTCCCTTTCACCGCTAGTTCTACTTCAGTAACTGCATCGGTAATGATATGTATACCTTGTGCAATCATGTCAGCAAATTGGTCTGCTGTTTCTGCACGCAAAGTTATCTGCGTGCCTCCTGCTGTTTTGAGATTGATACTGATTGGTGCTTCAGTGCTACTCATTTTTCTCCTATTCAAATGTAGTGATTAAACCTTTCTGGTCTCGCCACTTTCTTGCTTTCATTGCTAATTGTAAACCTTTCCAGCCTTCTTGTATATCTATCCACATTAGTTTACATGTGCCTGTTCCTGCAGGTAGATGGATAACAATTGCTTTCTCTTTGTTTACATTTCCCCATGTGCCACGGGTTGCCGTCGCACTATCATACGGCAAGCCGTTAGCATATATTGCTAACTGTATTGCAATATTATTTGGATGGTCTATGCGACCAGTTTTAATATCTGCAATAAATAACTCACCGTTATACTCAACAACTCTATCTGGCGTGCCAGCAATTTTATATTTATCTAACACACTAAACTGTTCGATAAATTGTTTGTTGAGAATTTTAGTTGTTTTTTCATAGGCTTTTATATCAGGCATCCACTCTGATGGGACTACACCTAAGTCGTGTCCTAAATCTAATTGTTCAGCAAATGAATGTATGGCTGTGCCAATGTTGGCTGCTTTGTTTGCACCTGCTACCTGCATAGCATCTTCAATTAAAGAATTAACTGCTAGTTTATCTTCCTGTGCTGCTGTAATTGATAGAAGTATATCTGGTCGTGTAGTCAATCCAATTGCTGCCATCCGCATTTTCCATGCAGTTAATGCTGAGGCATCATCTAGTGAGTTAGCAATTGTAGTTGCTCTGGTATAGGCAACTGGCTTACCACCTGATGGTGGAACTACTAGTGGCCTACCATATCTATCTCTATCTATTTCTACTTTTGGCATGCTCTCCCTTATGAGTCAGCCCTGAGAAAGGAGATAGCCGAAACCAGGGCTGCTCAAGATTAGTATATCACATTAGGCTTCTGGATAGCATGAATCTACTGACAAGTGGTCTACCCATACATCACCATCAACTGTTAGGTTGATTTCAAATGCATCTTCAATTATCTCTCTGGCTGCATCTGCATTAGGTGCTTCTATACCTGTAACTGTGGCTGTAATACTTACTGTTGCTGACCATGAGTTACTTAGTTCATCACTACCTATGTCTTTGAGTAGGCTATTAACATCTTCTACTTCGCATACAATGTCATCACTATCTGTTTCATATCTAGCCTGAAAGAATTCCTTTACATCAAACCGAGCATTTTTAAACTTGCGTTCAACCTGTGCTAGTTCTGTTTTGAGGCTATCTTTTTCTTCTATTAATCTGGCTAGTGATTCATTAGTAAAGACATAGTTGTTACCATTTACTTCAATAGATACTGTTGATTCAGCACCATCTACTTCTACATATCTCATTGTTATCTCCTATTCTTGTAGTAACCACGGTTCAAGGTGGTGTCCTTCTACAATGGCGTGGGCAGGCGCTGAACTCTGGCCACGCCAGAGTATGCCGTCTGGTAGTTCTATCATTCTATTGTAACACTCTTCATTACATGCTTCAATAGCAGATATACAAGGTTGTACCATAGATACTGGAACCATTGGATAATGGTTTTGTTGTAAATGTAATTTTATTTGCCATTCTAAATTTGTATTAGAACTGGCTAATTCTGTAGCAAAATTTCTACCCATTATGATACCAACAATTCAAGTGCTCTAGATTTAATACCATCATTGCGACCAGCCATTGTATTGACTGCTAGATTCTTACCCTTAGCGTTATAGTCAGCCCACTCTACAATTGCGTGCCACATACCAAACTCTGTGTTCTGTATGTTTTCCTGTGTAGGTGAGGTTGAATATATATTAAACACTTTTGCTCTGGCTGAGATTGCGTTTGTATACTGTCTTTTCTCTGGCTTAGACAACATGTCGTAAGGAACTTCTTCTATCTTAGAAGGCAAAGGAAATACTTTCTTGAAGTAGTTCTTGGCATGCTCGTGGCTAGCCTGCTTATCTAGTAGGTAGTTAGCCAAACTTGTATAGTCATTAGCCATATCATAGGTTAGTTGTATAATGTTGGTTATCTCTGATACTGATAGCATTGCATTACTTGTATGATTCAAACTATAAGTATACTTGTTTTTGTATTTGTATATCTTATTGATTTGATTCATACAAAATAGCCGTTCAATTATTGGTTTAATTAGAACTGAACTACTGCCATCGTGGCTAGTCTTGGCTAGCAAAAAGGCTGAGTGCGGGTCGTTGGCAATGGTCATTTCCAATGGAGTTTCCATTAGCATCCATACTTTTGCACCGCCATCATACTCGCCTGCTGCTGCATATCTAAGTCCACTGGAATCAATTAGATTATCTAATGCTCCAAAGATTTCTGCATTTTGGAATACTTTGTAGCGATTACCCACTACACCAATGGCTGATGTTTCACCGAATGGTGTGGTTTTGATGACTGCTTTCTTATCTGTTACTGGTATACGATTAACTGTATCGCCACCTGGTATCTGATAGTTAGCCTCGATATCATGTAGTGAAACTGTCCAGTCTAGTCCTGCTTGACTGGCTACTTCACTGGCTGATGTTGCTTCGACTGCAACGCCTGCTTTATTCCAGGCTGCTGCTCTAGTCTTGCCGTG